TGTAGGAGTAATCATCAAAGGTCTCTGAGCTTTTCGCTCCCTCCTTCTGTGTGATTGCCTGCTTGGCATAAGCTTCAGCCAATAAAATAACTGCCATCCGGACATCCTGTGGCAGCTCTTTTTCGTACTCTTCTGTATCAAATCTGTTATGCGTATGGTAAATAACATATCTTTCTGCTCTGGCTATATCATAGGCAAGTCGAACATCAGACCTTGCCGCCACCTTGGCAGATTCAGAATACTCTTTTACCTCCGCAGGCTGTACCCAAGGCCTCTGCATGTGTTCCTCCTACTCTAATCCAAGCTTAGAAAAATCTACAAGTCCGAGAACACCATTGATACGTTCAACATACTCGTCATGCTTGCTGCATCCTTCAAGGCTGATATTCTTCTCTTCGGCCAGAGCTAAAAGGTCGGCATTACGCATCTGGGATACCTTGCTTGCTGTCAGTCCGTCCTCAACTCCTGCTCCTGCGCCAGCTCCATTCTTCGGAGCTTCCGGCTCCTCGTCTTCTCCGCCTGTTCCATTCTTCGGAGCTTCCGGCTCCTCGTCTTCTCCGCCTGTTCCCGTGTTATCGGTATCCGATTCCTCCGCAGGATTAGCAATCACTGGCTGTTCATCAAATCTGCCGGTAGCAAGAAGCTGTTCTGCCAGTCCGTCCTCAACTTCAAAAGGCTCCCCCTTTACACAGGAGAAGCCTCTTATAGAGTAAGAAAGCCCGGTATTAAGTGATAATCGTTTCATGGGGCACCTCCTTAATCAAGAGAAGGTAAGCCGGTAATCATCGCAGTAGCGTCAAGCTCCTCGATGATCGGATCGTAATCAAGGTGGCATACATAGAATCTCTTATCCTGCATGATTGCCTCTTTGCCCTCATTGGTCTTTCTGATCTTCATGCCGTAGGTGTTTACAACAACAAGGTTCTTCGGATCCGTAAGGACAATCTTGTCATCACTGATAGACGGGCAGGAAACAGTAGGAATGTGTACCGGCTGAGTGTAAACATTCTCCGGAACAGCTCCGCCTTTGCCGATTACCTGATTCATCAGATAAAGTTCCCACTCCTGTGCTCTCTTAGGGGACATGAGCCAACGAAGCTTTCCATTGTTGTACTTATTAGGCAGCTTCTGGAGTGTCTTGTAGAAGATATCCAGCTTCATGGAGTTTTCACCGGAAGCATCATATACATGGCCGCCGCTGTTGATCTGCTTAATCCAACCATCATTGAGCTTTAAGAAGTCTGCATCTGCAGCTGCTCCAATCTCAATCGCCTCGGAAGCATTCCATGCACCTGCAGTATGCGCTTTGATGAACTTATACAGCTTCTTGTTATTGGTTACGATGTCTCCGATAGCGAATGCATCTGAGCTGTTAAACTCCTTTACCTGGGAAGCTTTCTCGTCGCCATTGAGATACAGATCCTCAAGGTCAACACCAAGCTGTGTGGTCATGAGGTCGGTAATGATTGCCTCTAACTGCTGACCTTCGATATTCTCACGAAGGGTTTCCTCAGTAATCTCCCAAGGTAAACGAACAGCCTTGCAGGCATACTCGATCACGTTGGTGTTTACACCAGCTCTGTAGCCATCATCTGTGTTCTCGACCTTGGCACGAAGAATTCTGGATGCGATACCGATCTTGTCAATCTCACCGCTTTTTGATGTTCTCATGACGTGTCTTACCAGAGGTCCAAGGTTGGTTGCATCGAATGTCTGCTGAATAAATTTTCTTGCCTGCTCCGGCTGTAACAGTCCATGAGTAAGGCTGCCGGTCTGAATAGCGGTACCGGCTTTGTTAATGATCTGCTGATTTGTAGGCATAATATTTTTTCCTCCTTCTTTTTTAGCTTAGAACATGCCTGTCATGTAGTGCGGTTCTGCTTCCTGCTTCTCAACAGTGCCTGCGGCAGAATTGAGGTTGCCCGGAAGTGCTCTGCTCTTCAAGAGCGGCTCGATTGCCTTTGTAACAGGCTCCATGGCCTTGGAAACTGCCTCACCTACCATCTTAGCTACATCGTCTACATTTACATCAGACTCAGGTTCTGCAGGTGTGCCTTCTCCTTCGCCGCCCTCGCCCTTTGTGATAGCTTCGAGCTGTTTTGTGATAGGTTCCATGGCTTTTGCCACTGCATCCCCTACCATCTGCTGAACTTCTTCTCGCTTCATTTCGTCGTCCTCCTTTTTGACGTTATTTTTTGCTACTGTGTCTCCACCTTCGCCCTCTGAATTATCAGTGAACTCAGACAAAAATGAACCCAGCGTATCATAAATGCCTTTAAGGGCACTTAGATTCTTGGTACTGATACTCTTTCCTGCTTTTTCAACAGGCGCAGGAGCTTCCTTTGCCGCCTTCTCCAATGACTTAACAATACTGCCATCACTCGTAAGAAGCTGCGTGACAATATCATTGAAATCTGTGAGAGCGTCTTTGATGGTCTCCTCGTCAGAGTTATATCCCCATTCCCAGGAGCCAGTATCGGGATTGTAGAAATTGCCTTCCAGGCAGCTTCTAAGCGCATACCATGCAGAGTAGAAGTTATCCTCTTTCACACGTCGTTTGAAATTGTTCTTCACAGCACCTTTCTCAACGACATCGAAGCCCATAGCCTTTGCAAGCTTTCTAAAAAGCCCTTTCGGCTCTTCCTGCTTCTCTACCGGAAGTTCTACATCTTCCTCAGAGTAGACACCAACACCACCCATAGAGAATCCTGTGATATCCCCTTTCTGAATGGAATCCCATACATCAGAGTCCGTAATCTCCATGGTCATGAGCCATGTGCCTTTCTTGATCGTTTCTCCTTCAATCTCCATATCGCATTTTGCAACATAGGATTCAACCACCTCTGCTCCGTCACACTTCTTGAAGCAGTGCTGAAGGTCTACCTGATTGCCGTTCTTGGCGAACCAATAAGCAGCCTTGGTAATCTCCTCCTCCGTCATGTAATTGCCCTGTGTATCCTCTACCATGGGCTCATACACGATACCGGTCACAAAGTGGCTGTCTGCGTCTGCCTTCAAAATTCGTCCAAACGTGGCGAAATTTGCGGCACCGTCCTCTGATTTAGTAATCAGGAACTGCTTTTTATTCGCAGCCTTGTCAACCAACGATACGAAGCTGATTTTTGCATCTGTAATTGCGTATGCTTTCGCAATCTTAGGCATACTCTCAAACCTCCTTCTGGTTTATTTACTGTTTAACGGACAGCTCCGAGATAATAGGATCACCTCCTTCCTCATAGCAAGTAGCGGAAAATGTACAACTTTTGCATCATATACGAATGCCTTTGCTTGTAACTCACGATGCCACCTCCCTCCCGAAAAAAGGCAATAAAAAAAGCACCCTCTCGGATGCTAATTTCGCAATAATTAGTCTGTATTAAATCTTTCCTCAGATTCTCGTTTGTCAGCCTCGGCAAACTCATCAAAGATTTTCTGTTCCTCTTCCGTAAGCTCACACGTCGGCACCAAGGTACCAGATTCATCATATTCAATTTTTCCTGCAAGTTCCGAAGGATAAATTAACATATTATTCACTAGTCCTTTCCTTAAACAACTTCTTGACCGTTTTCTCCAACTTAGTGTTCTTTGTGGAAGATACGGCTTCTGCAACAAATTCATCTGGACGTTTTGCTGCGTATATACCTAACTTCTGCTTAATTATACTACGATCAACCTTTAAATTGCAAGCATTCATAGCATCTTCCATAATGGATTTGCAGAACACATCTCCATCAATGGCTTTCCATGTATCATCCAGATTGTCATACATACTTATGGTTTTCTTATATGTAACCATGTGAACCATCTCATGTTTCAGAATTCCATAAGCACCGGACTTCGGTGTCCAATTTCCTTCCTCAACCTGTGATTTTATCAGATTATTGATAACTTTCTGGTCCGCAAAATGAGAGCTTGATATTTTCAGAACTGTTTTTATCTCTGAACCCTTCTTGCTGATTGCAGCTCTGGCGGCATCTGTTCCAAGGTTATCAACAAAACGGATTTCGTCAATGAAGCCATTTAATTGCGGATATTCCTTGTAAAGTCTCTGCATAGCACGATTTACCCGATTAACAGCCTTGATGTCCTGTTTCGTATAATTCGTCTTCTTGACACCTAGGTGAGTTTTCGCCCACTTGTCTGCGGCTTTGGTGTTTGCCTGCGAAACAGATCTGCTCTGCGTTGCTTCATACGGAACAATTCCTGCTTTAGCTTTTTCTTTCTCGCTTTGCTCTTTCTCCCAGCTTCCATCGTCATTGTCAATGAATGCCTGCTGCATCTTCTTCCGTTCGTCAATAGACAATCCCAAGGTTTCCTGATTAACGATTCCCCTGTGAATACAATGGCAGTTTATGCTTTCGCCTGCCGGAAGGTTCGGATCACGAGGAAACATAGGATAATATGTGCCACCGTCCTTGCCCTGCATTTCAAAAGGCTGGTCTTTCGGCACCATCTGCCCGTCCATAGCAACATGGTTCGGGCGAGGCTTAATCTTATGTACCCCTGTGTGTCGCCACTCCTTCATATCAACAACCGGGCTTTGCTGAATGGCTTCCTCTTTAGCTACACTGTGTGCCCTAAGTACCTCAGTTACAGCAACACGTTTCGCTTGGTAGTATTCCGTTCGCCAGCCTCCGTCCATAATCTTGCGTGTCAGCGTTGCAATATCATCCCCATTCGCTATCGTTTCCTGGATAAGGTCAGTGATCTGCTTATGGGTGTTTACTTTCATCAGATTGCCGAGCTGTTCGCTCCATGAGGCGAACCATTCAGATGTTCTCTGCCGTAAAGTGTCTACCACAAGCTCTCCATCTGATTCCTGCATATATACTGTTGCCAGCTTCGGGATGTTGAGCTCATACATCGCATTGGCTGCTTCGGTAACCTGTTCCGCTATGTCGTCTTCATCGATCATATCAGAGACATTCTCCTGTGCGGCATCCCAATCTCCATCTGCGGCTTTAAGAGCAGTGACAAGAGCAGTAGTCTGGGAATGAAGAATGTCGGCGATTTCCTCCTCTAAAGAGTTTATCTCCGACACTGTATCCTTCGGCTCTGCGTAGCCTTCCTCCTTCAGCTCGTCCTCAAGGTCTTCGTCAGCCTTTGTCAAGTATCTGTCTATAGCATCATAGATTGGATCAGCATGAGCGATAATTGCTTCCGCCACCATCTGGTAATACTTCGACTTGTCAGCCATATCAATCACCAGCTTTCTCTCGGTATGCTCCCAATGCGTTTCTGATTTCCTTCATAATTGGAACCAGCTCTGCATCATTCAGCTCTGCTTTCTTTATCTGTCCGTCAAGTATGGCAAGTTCTTCCTCGGTAACCGTCTTCTCATTGCCCTGTGGCTTTGTATTTTGACCTGTAGGCTCGTTTCCGGTCGTTTGCGGTTGTTCCCCTGCTCCCGCTCCTAAATTCGCCTGTAGCTGGCTCTGGGTGACTGTTCTGGAATATGCCAGAGGAACGTTTCCCCATTCTCCGTCATAGTCAGCACATCCATCTTTACCGAGGACTTCATAGGTGTACTCCTTGGCAAGGTTCGGTGTTAGTCCTCCGGCTCTCTCTGTGATATTGAGTATCTTCTGGATATCGTCCGGATTGGTTATATCCGGTTCATCAAACCTAGCTTCAACGTGCTTGAATCCATATCCATTCAGCAGCTTGTTGTTGATTACCCACGCAAGAGATGTTCTTTCCGGCTGGAATACCTGCTTTTCAGTAACCTCCATAGCTGTCTGTGCAGTAGCTCTGTTAAAATCTGTCGTGTATCCGACATACAGATCTGGAAGCAGGAAAGCTGACTGTGTTTTCTTCCTGCCATTCTCCTGATACTCCTGGAACAATTCATCTTTCTGTAGGATTGAGGCAAGGTCTTTTATTTCGACCTCCGGTTGCTTCTGGTCTTGGAACGCTGCACCCGTCTCATTGTTCTCTGTTTCAAGAATCAGGAACGAATGCTGTCCCTTTTCCCCTTCGATCTCATTCATGTATGTTTGGAGCTTCGTGAATGCATCATCAGAGAGCGTTCCACCCTTAACCAGTATCATCAATGGTGTATGCCTGCCCTTGCGGAAGTATGCGTTATTCAGAACCTCTGCTCTCCTGTTTCCGTCAACAGTGAGTACCTGTCCTATCCACCGCACTTCTCCATAAGGCATACTGCCAAGTCTGAAATCAATTATCTCATTCGCCTGATCGTCAATATCGACCGGCTCCGTATCTTCCTCAGTGACATATTTTCCAGTTCTCTTATCCATAATTCGCGGATCTCCAAACTCCTTAAAGTAAACTGTCCTGCCGGCTACGTTCTGTCGGAACTTTCTGAACTTCTCGCATCATTCTCTCGCCCTTATAGAAAAACTCTGTCTCGATATAAGGCTCCAACGGATATGTCATGTCGATTGACGGAGTATCAATGATAAACTCCAGCTGTACGACATTCCCTTTCATATCCCGGATAACCTCGCAATATGATATTCCGAATGTCTCTCTGTCCCGAATCACATTCTCGAAGACTTCCTTCGACATGCAGTCCATATTGAGCAGATCGATGACTCTCTCCATCGCATTCCATTCCGCCTGCATCTCTGTGGTTTCTTTCTCGTAGTCCTCGCGGTATCCAACGCTGATTCCAAAGCCTGCTATATTGCTCTTATATGCTCTTATGCACTGCGGAAGGATAGTGGAATTGTCTACCAGCTCCTTTAACCCTCTCATGTCGATAGGGTGCGTAATCCATTCAGATGCATTTACAGCATTTACCATGCTCAGCTGTTCGCTTTTATCTGACTTTTCAATCGGTTTCTGGCTTTCAACAAAAACCGTTGGTGTCTCCCCGAAGTTATCTGCCTTCACAATCTTGACACCAACCTGTCTGACCGGTTTTTCCTCAGACATTATTTTTTCCCTCCTTTCTTCTTGTACGTCATAGGCAAGCAGACAAGCAGTATGCAGTCGGCTTCATCCGGAGACGTAAGCCCTCTGTCCTTCATATCTTTCTTGCTTTCAACCTTCTGTTTTGAGTTACTTGTAAAAGAATACTTCCTACACGACAGCTGACCTATGAGGTCGTTATCATCAGGAAGCAGTATCTCCGGCTTATGCGGTCGCCCCTCTTCATCAAACGGAGCAATCAAGTCCTTAACCACACCCATCATGTACGTTGTGGAATCCACGTAATACCGATGGCTGATAGGCTGTCCGAAATTGACTGGAAGCAGGTGTGAATCCTGCCATACCGCAGGCTCTGTTCTGGCATAACTGCGAAGCTGGTCAACGACACCGCCGCCAACACCGCCATCATCCACTTTAATACCTATTGGACCAGTATATTTATATTTGCTCCTCAGCTGTTTATAAAGGATTGCTATATTACTGGCTGTCCATGTTGTGTCCTGCCCGTTGTACTTCTTGAATATCTTCACAACCTCATTGATGCGGAAGCCTATGCATGTCTTATCATCACCAAATCTGGCAACGTCACAGCCAATCTCAATCTTATCTATTAGTGACGGGTCCTGTGGATATTTCCGCCCTTTATCGTCTGTATATATGCCTAATGCCCTTGCTGTCCTCTCGGATATCTCCGTCTTACAATTCTGCTCTAACCATGAAATGGGGATGAATACATCATCTTCCTGCTGTGGAAACTCTCCATAAACACGAACACGAACAACATTGCTATCCGCTCCGTACTTCCGCTTCATGGCTTCGATATTCTCTTTGTTGGTACGCTTGCTGTGTTCTGAATTGACCGTATGGCACTTATAGAGCGAACGGTCTACAGTGTGGCTGTCGTAGAATGTTCCGGAGGTCTTTGTCGGGTTCCCCATCAACAGAAGCTTGTTGTTCTCTCCTGCAAGAGTACCTGTGATTGCCTCCATGATAGGATCCGCAACACCGGAAGCCTCGTCCACAATGAATAGCATGTTATCCTCATGGAAACCCTGCATATTCTCTGGCTTTGTAGCAGTCCTAGCAACAGCAAACCAACGCTTTTCATAGCCAATCATATAAACATAGGTCTTTGTCCATTTAAGGAGCATAGGAAGCAAAGGAGAGTTGTTCATCCACTTGTCAACCTCAGACCACAGTACATCATGGAGCTGCTGCTTCGTCGGAGCTGTCGCGACTATTCTTGGATATGGATAACATACCAAGAACCACAGAAGCAGTGCCGCCTCAAGACCTGTCTTTCCGACACCTTGGCCAGACTTGACCGATACCCTCGGGTAATCCCTCAGATCATGTGCAACCTCGATCTGCCAGTCGTCCGGTTCAAACAGCAGAACCTCTCTCATGAACATTACCGGATCAGCTTTCCATTTCGGTATGCTGTCCTCCAGGAAGTCATTCAGCCATTGGTTATCATCCATCCGAATCCCTCCTGTTCTGTAGCACCTTCTCAGCCCACATCCTTACAACGTCATTGCCCTTATTGCCGCCATCAAGCTTCTGGTGCTCAATGTGCATCTTAGATAATGCCTCGATTGCCTTAGTCTTCTTGGACTGTACGTTGGATAACTCTGATTCCAGCCTTGCTATGATCTGGTCTTTGTTATCTGTCTGGGTAAATACCGAATATTCATTGCCCGGAAGTCTTTCTCCGGCAGCAACCTTTTCTGCTATCCTTCTGGCATATTCCTCTTTATCCTCGTCATTCTCAAATGTCCGCTTCCGCTCCGACCTCTGCGAAAATGCCAATGCCACAGGGCTTTCGCTGTTGCGGTATTTGTTGATTGCTTTCATAATCCGTCGTTCCCTGACCGAGAAAAGCTGTATCTGCTCTATCAGCAGTTCTTCCTCATCCTTTGGCATATCCTCAATGAGATTCTTCTCGTCTTCATCCAACGTATCCCAGTAGACAGCCGAGTACCCTCCATGCTTTGTCGCATCTGGCGGCTTAGCCTTCGGATTGCCTCTACCTCCCACTGCATTCTTGTTGCCCTTCGGAGCACCTCTCTTACGTGGAACGCTCCCTTTATCCGAAGTGGAACGCTCCACTTGTTTTTTTTTGCCATTATCAGCTTTGGTTGGGCTAAGCTTTGCCTCCCATCCGTCCATGGACTTCCACTTCCGTACCTTGTTGGCCGGAACCTTTAGCTTTTCAGCAATTTCAACAAGTTTAAGGCTTCCTTTGCTTTCCAGATATATTTTCTCAGCCCGCTTGCGTTCATCACTTCTCTTGTCCACATTTGGACTTCTTGGTGTTGGCATTTACCTCCCTCCCATCAGCTTTGATATTGTTTCGTGGGTACATGAAAAAGGGGAAGCACTCACACTCCCCCGCAATTACGAATATTTCTCGTTTTATCATTATATCTTCGTTATATATTCCGCCTTGGAAAAGTTTTTCTTCTCCTGTACCATCATTTTCAAGAAGTCCTCCTTGGAAAACTCTGATAAACGGAATATTTCCTCCGGTCTCATGCCAAGCTGCTTGCCGATTTCTTCTACCGACTTGCCCTCTTCCATGAGCTCTTTGACGATTTTCTTCATTGGTTCGAGCAGGTGTGTACCTCTTGCCCTGTTATGGGTAACGGTGCCGTAAATATTACCTGCCTTGTCCTTGTGATCAACGATAACGACCAGCACCTTACCTCCAAGACGTTCAAACAGCGTTCTCTTGTCCTTTTCTGAAGGTGGCACATACTTCCATTCCGGACCTGCAACAGTCCATCTGTGGAATCCGTCAATAATCGTATAATCTGGTCTTACAACAATCGGAAGCGTCCATCCATTGGTAAAGATAGATTGTGTAAGCAATTCAAGGTTCTGCTTCGATACCTTGTTCGGGTTATAATCATTCGGCTTTACCAATGCTCTGTCTACCCATTGGAGAGTAGAGGAGGGTTCCATAAGCTTATCCATTCTTCTTCGCCTCCTCCCTTTTAGCCTCGGTAATATACCGGCCATATATTCTCTGATAGAGTGCCCTATAAGAACGGAGCTTAGGATCTCCGGAGATAAGCCCCTCGTAAATAGCTTTGTAATCCTTATCCGTTGCTATTGCCGCAACAGATATGAAGAAATTTCGGTATCTGGAAGCCACATACCGTTTATGCTTTGTTGTAAAATAAATGTCCATGTTATTGAACATCTCTATAAGCTCTACCTTATAGTCTTTCTGCCCCTGCCCGCTTTCATTGTTCTTTCGTGCGGCTGTGCTCCTGCCAAACATCTCGCTGTCCCAATACAGTGCTGCGAGATATGCATTAGGTTCTCTGCGTGTTACCCTCTCCATAAGGTCAGGGTAATACTCATTCATCTTCACAAGGCTACGTGCAGTATCCACAGAAAAGAACTGTGATACCCTCAGCTGACCTTTTCGGGTTCCTGCCTGCCACAAGAACAGGTAAATCTCCGGAATGTCAACATGCTCATTCAGCAGGTAAAGCCATACGTCATTGTTTGTCCAGTCATAGATTGGAAAGACCTGGTGCTTATTCGTCATTGTCTTTCCTGCCTTTATCATGGATGCAATGTTCTGTAATCTCTGCACCGATTCTGCTGTCCGTATTCCTGTTATTGTGATTCCACTCTGACAGGTTCTCGGAAGGAAGTCTTGGTACGCATCAATCCTCGGTCTGAGGAGCGGATGATTCCTGATTGCAAATGCAGGCGGTCTTCTTACCCACACATTCTCTTTTGTGTGATCCCAGCAAATAAAGGTTTCATCATTCGATAATTCGTTGAAGCAGTTGTAATGTTTTACTTCCAGACAATACCATTCAAATCTGGCACCCATGAGAAGAAATCTCTTTCTCCAAGTCTTTACAGTCTCCTCAATGCATGGGAATATGGCTTCCTCGTCTATGAACTGCACTACAAGTTGGCTTGGATTGATCTTTCCTCTCTGCACAAGGTTGTAAATCAGCTGTGCCATGCATAAGCTGTCCTTCCCGCCGGAAAAGGACATATATACCAGCAGTCCGTTGTTGAATACGTTTGTGATCCGTATTTCAGCAGCCTTTACAACATCGATGCTGGACTCACATCTCTTTACAGCCATATCTTCTCACCGCACTTCGGACAGATAACGAATTTCTTTACTTCGGCGGTTTCTTCGTCCTGCTCCTCATGGACAGCATCACTTGTGGTTGTAATAGCTGTATTCTGTGGATTTTCATTGGTACTAGAACCAGAATCCGGCATATTTGGTTCTGTGGGCTTCTGGCTTCTCTCTGTCCTGTCTCTAATCGCCTGTATCTCTGATTCATCAAGAGTGCCATATTCCGATAGTTTCTCGGTCACTTCTTCGGCATCTGATACCATCTGTTTCAGTATCTCTGAATCGAAACCAGGAATATCAAGGTCCCCCTGCAGATCTTCCAAGAAAGAATTGAGTGTGTCAAGGTTCTCGATACCCAGTGAGAATATCTTGTTGTCAGCAATCATAAGTTTTTTCTTCTGGTTCTCTGTCAAATCAGTGTACTGGTACACCAATGCTTCCTCATACCCCATACGGAGCAGGGTTTCATATAATCCGTTGCCGGCGAGGATTACATTTTTCTCATCAACAACAATCGGTCTAATCTGCCCGAACATCTTCACGCTTCGCTCAAATTCTCTGAGCTGTTGCTCTGTATGGATGCGGACATTTTTCTCAGGTCTTACCATATCGGTAAGCTTCATAGTAATGCTATTCATAATGTTTTCCTCCAAAATATTATTTTGAAGGAGAGTGACGTATAAACCATCTGCAAATGGTGTGTTACTCCAAACCCTTTAGAAATTCTTTTGCACTTGGAATTTTCTTGGCAGCTTCTTTCACTATATCCGGCTCAATCTCGTAGACCTCTCTCCATCCGTTTTCAATGGATCCCGTCCATTGTCGCGCCGCCCATGGATGGGTGCCGCATAAATATCCGTTTTTCCAATCATAAATTGGAGGCATTACCAAATTGTAATAATGGATATATGCCAATACTTCTTCATGGCTCCAATCAGCCAGAGGACTAAAACGTGTGACACCTTTTCCGTCCGTATATATATTGCTCCCTTTTCCGACGTAGTTTCCATCAGCTCTTCTGCGTCCAAGCAAGATCATATCAAGCTCATGGGCCTTATAATACTTTGCCTGTCCTCTGTGTTGAACAATATGAAACCATTGCGCCGCAGTGTTGGAATCCTGTGGGAACAGCATCTGCGGGTGTTTCACAAGCCATTCAATATCCTGCCCTGTGTTTATAATCTCCAGTTTAGGAGGCTTATTCCTATCCACCCATTCTGTAAATGCTGAATACTCTAAATTACTCACTACGAGGACGCTATCCTCTATTCCTGCTTGTCTGCAGACATCTGCGAGCACTAAGGAATCTTTGCCACCACTCCATGCAACTGCAGCTTTCTTTCCATTTGTTGTAGCCATGATATCTTTTACTGTCTGTCCCACTCTTTCATCAAGCTCTGATTTTGGGACAAGATCTTCAATCTGCTTCATTGCCTCCAACCATGCATCATTACTAATTTTCTGTTTTCTCCCAAGTATCTGTTGTCCCATTTATTCCACCGCCTCTCTTTTTAAGACACGAGAAATAACCAGTGCCACCATTCCAGACGAAAGGACTGTTATCAGGCTTCCAGCTGTTTTATATGCTGACAGGTTGGAAATCGTCCCGTAGGCGAAAATAGGAAGCCCTACAAGGAATGCTGTAAGCACTCCTGCGACAACTCCGCTTGCCGTAAGCCTCACATTCATCAGTGTAAGCATGGTAGGCAACATTGTTGTGGCTCTTAGCGTGCAGTAAAACAAGAACATGTGCGTTACTGTCAGTCCCGGAATATTTGCAATCAGTATTCCAACGATAAGTAAGACAATCATGGATGCCTTAGATGCTTTTATCTGGTCTGCATCCTTCAATCTCGCTGTGGCTTTCAGATCCGTTGTCAGTGATGCGATTGCACATAGGTTACTATCCACTGTGGAAAGCAGTCCGGAAATCAGCATGAACATGAATGGAATGATTACCCATGCAGGGAATATCGCCTTGATCAATTCAAAGTTTACCATTCCTGTGTCTGTCGGAATAAATCCTGTGCCGGCTGCGATAAATCCGAGAATTCCCATTGAAAGTGGAACGACCGCAAACATCACAGCTCCAAGACCGAATGAACGTCCGATTCTGTCTTTCCTGATTGAAAAAGCTCTCTGCCAAAAGCACTGGTCTCCAAAAGGTCCGGCAAACAGTCCGATTGCCGTAGGCAGTCCAAATCCCAGAAATACTTCCAAACCTTTCTCCGAAAACAGGTATCCGTAATCTCCGCTTGCTCCTGCAATCTGAATGGCAGCTGCTCCTCCATTAAGCTTCAATGCCCATGGAACGAAGATTGCACATGCCAACAGCAGGAACACCATCTGAATTGCGTCCGTAAAGACAGAAGCCTTGATTCCGGAAATCTGCGAATAAGAAAAAGCTATGACTGCCAATACGATAGTCATAGCCCATAATGGTAAGCCCGTTGCTGTACTCAGTATCTTTCCTCCTGCTAACAGCTGAACTGCAGTTGACAGGATTGTAAGTGCTGTGAGCTGAAAGAGATATACTCTCTTCACCGGCTCGGACTTGTATTTCTTGTGCATATACCCGGAAAGCGTGATTCCGTCCGGCATATCTCGCCGGATTTTTCTTGCAAATGGAATGAACAGGATCAAGCATAAAATATTCGGCACTAAAAACCAGAACAGCCCTGCAATGCCATTCGAGTAGGCTTTCTCTGCCGACGTGAATAAAGCCGGCGCCCATATCCAAGTTGCTGCAATGCTCATTGCCGATACTACCATTCCCATATTTCTGTGTCCTACATGGAAGCTCTCGCCTCCATCTTCTCTTTTCGTAAAAGCTTTTGTCGCACCCACCATCAAGAGTGCGTAGACAATCAATACGATTATCCCTTGCATTTTTGTTACCTCCTTCGGTTTTTTATAGTCGAAGAAGCAACAAAAAAGCACCGAGTTTTTGCCCGATGCTTTACGATTTAGAATTTTACGAATTCCACTTTACCACTTATATATTTGAACGTCAACCGAAACTTTTTTGAAATGGGGGATTTATTGTAATGTCAAGCCATCCACCCCAAAAATAAGAGCTGACAGTCTTTCGAGAGCAATTTTCTCGTCAATGTATGTCGTGTCGTTGGATACATTCCACTTCTCAGCAAGCTCTTTCCTACTTATTTTGTCCTCGGATATGTATAATCCGTATATGATATCATATCTCCGTTTGTCCAGCTCGTTTGAAGACTTCTCGCAGCATACCTCAAAGATTTCCAACATCGTCCGGACGTGGCTTACGATAATGCCGGTTCTTGTGGCACTGTTCTTAATACTCTCCACCACCAGGACATCATTGTAAATGTTCATCATGCTTTCGAGGATATCTGCAGCTGACTCCTCCATCTGTGTCCTTCCGAATACGGAGTTTTCCGCATTCTCCTGTAACATGCGGAAATTACGGAGCAGAAGCTTCGTGTTATGGAGCCTTCTATCTCCCCGTTTCTTCTGCGATTTCTTCAATTCTTCGACATACTTATCTATGCCTGCGTTTGCTCCTACCTCAGCCGCCTTTTCAAGAAGATCGTGTAAATCTTCGGGACTTAATGCTATGAGGGTAGAGTGTGCGTTTTCATTTCCATCCATTGATCAGACCTCCCTAAAAATATTCCGGTTCCTGGTACCGCTTTATCCGAAATGCTTTTCAAGAAGACCTAACAGGTTTCTTGCTTCCTCCTCTGTAAGTGTAATGCCTTTTCCCATTTTTTCATCATCAGGCGACCAGTCTCTGATATCATACTTAGGATCGGCATCATTCCAGCTTACCAACCGGAGTTCTTTGTTCCACCCGTTGGCGCCTTGTCTTATTATACCAATTTTTTCTATCGTTGTACATTTAATTTCTGACATTTTGCATTATTCCTCCAATTCGTTGTTAAAGTTTTGGTCTCTTTGTCGGCTCGATCCGGCTCATGTGTACCTCTGTCTCAGCTCCGTTCTCCTGCATCTTCTTGTTGTAGAGATAAATCTGGTTGGAAACCTGCTGTGGTGTCATTTTCATTTCATCTGCAATGTCCTTGACCTTCCACCCTGCCTTTTTCAAAGCCATAATCTTGCCTACATCATACTTTTTCTTTCCGGTCGTGCTTTCATCTTCCACCTCCTCAGATACGGTTTCCTGCGGTTCTTCCATCATAAACTTAAAATTTTCCAACAAATTTTTGTTGTCAGTAAGGACAGACTTATTGACCATTTCCGTAAGAAGTGTGTCCAATTTTACAATGTATCCACTCATGTCGTAGCTTTCAATAAACGGAACTAAAACCTGCTCAACTCTTTCTTTGACCGTCTTTTCAAGCTTTCCATAATTAAATGAACTAGCTATTGCTTTTTCTATTCCATCCGTCACCTTTTCTCTAATAATCTGGTCAACAGTTCCATCCGATAGGATTTCATCTGTGATTCTCTTAATATCTTCATCAAAATTTGCCATATCATTTTCCTCCTAAATTTCAGTTTTCTGTTTTATCAGCATCAATATATGGATCCACTTTATATACATC